GGTGAAATCGGTGGGCCCGATGGCCTACACGAGGCCCGACATGGGGGAGACCCCGTGGTGCAAGGTGGGCGACTACATCCTCTATCCCCGCTATTCTGGCGCCAAATTTTCCTACGGCGGCGTCCGATTCCTCCTCCTCAACGATGATGAAGTGCTGGCGGTTATCCAAGATCCCGCCCGCATCAACGAGTAGGGTATTGACAACCCTACAAGTTTCCAGTATCTTGGAAATGCGTAACGCAGGATCGCAACTGTGACCGAAGAGAACAAGGATTGGGTCGAGGTCGAGGTTAATAGCCCCGCCCCCGAAGTTCCGAAGGCCGACGTGACCCCCGTCGAAAAGCCCGAGGACAGCAAGCCGCAGCCCTCCGAAGAGGAATTTGGCAACCGAGCCCAGAAGCGCATCAAGCAGCTTCTCGCCAAGTCCAAGGAGATGGAGGAGCGGGCCCTCAAGGCCGAAAGGCTTGCTGAAGAGCGCGCCCGTCAGGCCGAAGATGCCCTGAGCCGGGCCAAGGGAACGGAGACCTCCGCCCACTCTCTCTACCGCAATAGCGTCACCGAGAGATTCAAGGTAGCGGAGAAGCAGTTCCAAGCCGCCTATGATGCGGCGGACCGTGATGGCCTCCTCGAAGCGCAGAAGGCCATGATGGACGCCACCGTCGAGCTGAAGGCGCTGGATGCTTGGGAGAGGGGTAATAAGGCCCCCGAAGTTGCGGCCCCGCCGCCTCCCCCGCCCCAGACCCAGCAGGCCCCGCAGTTGGCCCCCGCCACCAAGAATTGGCTCGATGCCAATCCGTGGTTCGGAAGGGGCCCCGATTCGGACAGGGCAGCTACCGCTCTTGCCGTGTCGATCTCCGATGATCTGGTGGATGAGGGGTACGACCCCAATTCCTCCGATTTCTACGGGGAAGTGGAGAGGCGCCTCGTGGCAGAGATGCCCCGAATGGCCTCCAAGTTTCGGGAACCGGAGCCCCGTAAGCCGGTTGTCGCCGGGCAGTCGCGCAACCCCGGACGACGTATCCGCCTCGATGAGGGTACCGTGAAGGCTTCGCAGCGTCTCGGTGCCTCCATGGAGGATACGGCCCGCTACATGGAGAAGATCCAAGATGCGGGTGAGGGATACGTCAACATCGACATCAAGCGTGGGAGGAAGTGACATGACGCTACATCGTACCCGGGACGAGGAGTCTCGCAAGCGAGAGTGGAAGGAGCCCAACGAGCTGGAGGTGCCGGAGTCCCTGACCCGCCGCCTCAAGAGCGAGGGCTACGGAACCCGCTGGATCCGCATCACCCTAGAGGGCAAGTCGGATCCTGTCAACGTCATGACGCGCCTCCGCGAGGGCTACGAGTTCGTCCGCAAGGATGATGCCCCGGAGTGGGTGGGTGCTCCCACCATGGACTACGGCTCCCACGGCAACATCATCGTCATCGGCGACCTAGCCCTCGCCAAGTTGCCCCTCGATATCAGCGAGTCCCGTACTCGCCAGATCGGGGAGCGGACACAGTCCCTGACGGATGCCATCAATCGGCAGCTTGCCGAGAATCGCAACCTCAACAGGGCAATGCCTGTGTCCAATCGTGGATCAAGTAGCAAGGTGTATTCTGGCGGCCGCACCCCTACTCTGGACTGAACCAAAGGGCCGCTGCGTAAGGAGTACAGAGCATGGCTTCTACCAAGCGGCCCTTCGGCCTCCAGCCTGTGCGCATCCGGGGCGGTTCCCCGAACTCGGGCGCACTCAACACCTACCTCGTCGGCGCCTCGGCGGGCCCGTCGGACATCGGCAACGGCGACCCCGTCAAGCAGATTCCGGGCGGCCAGATCGTCCCGGCCACGGCTGCCACGGACTATGTCCTCGGCGTCGCCAAGGGCTTCAAGTGGGTCGATCCCGTGACGAAGCGCCCGACGTGGTCGCCGTACCTTCCGGCAGGCACGTCTTCGGCGGACTCGAAGATCTACGCCTACGTCGTGGATGATGACCGCGCTACCTTCATCGTGCAGGCCGACGCTACGGTTTCGGCTGGCGACGCGGGTCTCAACTTCGAGCTGTCTGCGGTGGCGTCGGTGAACACCACGTTCGGCCAGTCGCAGGCGGTCCTCAAGGCCTCCACGCGCACGACGGCGACGAAGATGGTTCGCCTCATCGGCATCTACGACACGCCGGATAATGCCTTTGGGGACGCTTTCCCCATCGTCGAGGTCCGCCTCGTGCAGACCCGAGACAGTCAGGCTTCGGCCTTCTAAGGAGTAAGGACACATGGCAGCAATCACTAGGGCAAATATTGCCAAGCAGCTTCTCCCCGGCCTCAATGCCGTGTTCGGGGTGGAGTATGGAATGGTGGACGACGAGCATCTTCCGCTGTTCGAGATCGAGAACTCCGAGAGGGCGTTCGAGGAGGAGGTTCTCTTCACCGGCTTCGGCACTGCGCCGACGAAGGATGAGGGTGCCGCCGTCGAGTACGACAACGCGCAGGAAGCGTGGACGTCGCGCTACACGATGGAGACCATCGCCCTTGCGTTCTCGATCACCGAGGAGGCCATGGAGGACAACCTCTATGATACCTTCGCGCGTGTTCGTGCCAAGGCCCTTGCGCGAGCGATGGCCAACACGAAGCAGGTGAAGGGCGCCAACGTCTTCAACAACGGCTTCAACACCGCCTATCCGGGTGGTGACAACGTGCCGCTGTTCTCGGCGTCGCACCCGACCATCGGTGCTGGCAACTTCAGCAACACGACGGCGGTGGACCTCTCGGAGACGGCCCTTGAGAATGCCCTGATCAACATCTCCCTGTACAAGGATGATCGCGGTATCCTCATCGGCGCCAAGGGTGTCAGCCTCCACATCCCGCCGCAGCTCCAGTTCGTTGCGGATCGACTCCTGATGTCGCCGGGCCGTGTCGGTACCACGGACAACGACATCAACGCCATCAAGTCGATGGGGATGCTCCCCGGTGGTTACCACATCAACCACCGCTTCACGGACACCAACGCGTTCTTCATCAAGACGGACGCCCCCAACGGGTCGAAGATGTTCAACCGCGTTCCGCTTCAGACGAAGATGGAGCCGGACTTCGACACGGGCAACCTGCGCTTCAAGGCCCGCGAGCGTTACGCCTTCGGCTGGTCTGATTGGCGTGGTTGGTATGGCTCGTCGGGCTCGACCTGATAAGTCCTACCTAGGGTAAGTGAGGGGGCTGGAGGAAACTCCGGCCCTCTTGCTTTTGGGCCCCCCTTATGCTACCATGGGGGACCACCCCGGCAACAGAATCGGGGGCATAATATCCCCCTCTCTACGCACGGAGTGCAGCATGTCTCGTTTTACCCGCGAAGCCTTCCCGGTTGTCGTTGTCGCCTCGGTTGGCACCTCCACCGCCGACTTTGGCGTTGACACCTCCGGTAACCTCATCCTCAACCAGATCACGTCCTCGACGATGGCGGGCATGGCCACCTCCACGGCCCCGGCCTATCTCACGGTGCGCAACAACAACGGCGACGTGTACTACATCCCCGTCTACACGACCATCGCGTAAGGTGATGTATGTCTTGGACTAACGTCAAATCCAAATACATCAACATCGTCGGTACGTCGTCGGTACAGGTAGTCACTACTCCCAACCGACTTCGTGCCCTCTGGATCCATGCGGATTCCTCGGGGACCATGACCTGCTACGATGCGTCGGCGGCCAATGGCAACGCATCTACCATGATCATTGCCCTCCCCAACGCCCAAGGTGGCACGGACGCGACGCAGTCCCTGCTCCTCCCTTCGGCGGGCATCCGGCATGAGACCGCGTTGTTTGTGACGGTGTCCACATCGGGCACTGCGCGCATCACCTTCTTCTACGATTGAGGACATCATGGCCAAGATGAAGGGCGGCGGTGCTGCCGTCAAGGGTACCAACTACAAGAACGAGTTCCCGCAGCCTGACGTGTACACGATGCCCGTCACGAAGCGCAAGGAGCTGCCCACCAAGGGTTCCCCGCGCTACGCCAAGGGTGGTAGCGTGGCCCGAGGCATGGGCTGCACCGCCAAGGGCGGCGACTACGTCATTAGGTGAGGGCGCCATGAAGAGCGGACTCAGGGGCGGAAAGCCTCGCGACATGGCCACCTTCAAGAAGGGTGGCGTCTCCCGTGGTGCCGGAGCTTCCAAGAAGGGCTTCGACTACGCCATCTACAAGAAGGGCGGCAAGGTCAAGAAGTATCAGGAAGGTGGTGCTCTCCCCGAGCGTGACCCTCAGACGGGCACCCGCCAGTACGCCTCCTTCAGTGACTGGATGGGCGACCTCTTCGGGAAGAAGAAGGTTCCCGCTTCGGCCATGGACGAGACCACCACGCGGGCCATCCGTGAGACCGAGCGTGCCCGCCCTGCTGCCGCCCCTGAGGAGGACCGTGAGACTCGTCGTCCGGCGCCCGGCGCCGCCCGCGCTATGCTTCCTACGGCTCAGCGTGCGCGCATGCAGCGTCGTCGGCCAGCTCCGGCTTCGCGCGGAGGCATCGGTGGTGCGGGCATCGACCCCGAACGCTACGCTACCCCGGAAGCTGAGATGCGGAGCATGCTCCCCCCGCGTCCGCTGGATCTGACGCGCCCCGAATACCGTCCCGAGTCTGCCTACGAGCCATACCGTAAGGGCGGAGTCGTGAAGAAGGCCGGTGGCGGATCGTGCCGGGGCATGGGTGCTGCCCAGCGTGGCGGTAAGTACACTATCAAGTGATGTAGCGCATGGCCACCTCCGGGACCACCAACTTCTCCCTACCCCTCGACGAGCTGCTTGAGCAGGCATCTCTTCGGGTGGGTGGGGAGCCCACTCTCGGTACCGAAGCTCGGGTGTCCCGGCGGGCTTTGGACCTCCTCTTTACCGACCTCCAGAATCGCGGCATCCTCCTCCACACGCTGGAGCAGGTACTGGTTACCCTTACCTCGGCGGTGGCCACCATCTCCTGCAGCACCGACACCCTCGACGTACTTGATGCGGTGGTGCGGCGCAACAATACGGACCTGATGATGGTCCGCATGGGATACGGCGAATACCTCGACATTCCCCGCAAGACCCAGCAGGGCCGCCCCACCCAATTCTTCGTCAACAGGCAGCGCGAGAACCCCCTCATCTACGTGTGGCCCGCGCCCGAAAACTCCACTGACATTCTCGTCTACTGGAAGATGCGCTTCGTGCAGGATGCCGGGAAGCTCAGCAACGACCCCGACATGCCTCGGCGCTTCTTTCCCGCCCTCGTCGCCGGGCTGGCCTACTACCTCGCCCTCAACCGGGGGATGCAATTCCCCCTTGATCGCCTCGGCATCCTCAAGGCGGAGTATGAGGAGCAACTGGAGCACGCCACCTACGAGGACCGCGAGAGGGCCACCCTTCGCATCGTCC